AGCAAATACGCAAATGCAGCAAACATTAACACTTGAAGAACTTCAAGAACTTGTAGCTGATGCAAAATCATATCTAATTGATGCAAAAGCACGATTAAATGCCATTACAATGCGTATTGATTCTGCTTATGCCGAGACTGAAAAAAGTCGACAAGTAGAATTCATCAACGCATTACAGAAAGGTGATTCACAAGCTGAATTAACCCTAATGAAGCTTCCTAATGAGGAAGATAATCTCATGGATGAAGAGTTGCAATTATATAACCACATTCATGATATGGAACAAAATGTTCTAAAATGGGAGGAGATGATTAAAAATCTGAACCCAAAATTGGAGGTCCCAGGTCCGCAGTCTAGAGCTGAATTGCTCGACTCGACACCTCATGTCAAGAACCGGGAACTTTCAAAGACTCACGTAGAGGCCCCGGGTCCGCAGCTAAAATCCAAAAGATTAAGCTCGAAACCCCACGTTAAGAATCGGGTCTCAATTGATAGTAGTGATTCATCAAGTGACTCTGGTAATATGTCAGATGATAGTGTTAAAACTATCATGGAAAAGACATACATAGATGGACTATATCAACCAAATATAGTATCCATTGAAAAATTACCAACTTGGGAACAAGTTATGAGTAATCATGTATCAGAAGAACCATTTACAGAGTTAACCACTATTATTTCTGAAAGTGTAGGAAATACTTGGTTTTCTCCTTTATTTGGAGAGATGACCCCATTACTTGTTTCAGCACTTGGAACATCACTATTATCAATTGGAACGTGTTTAAGTACACTATTCCAAAAAACATCAACTGTTAATAAAGTGTTAAATGTAACAACCATAGTATCCTCATTAGTGACTTTGGTTTTAACCATCACACACTTATTGAAACAGTTAGGAATTTCCTTTAATAGCTCAAAAGTTATAACTGAAATTCCTAAAGTTGCACAAGATTTCACGAAAAATGAAAATCAATCAAATAGTGCAGCTTGGATTTATCCTGCAATTTCTACAATTGTATCTCTTTTAATTGGAGGATTAACACTTTTTTCTGTGTGTGATATTAAATCAATTATAGAAAAAGGTATGTTAATACGAAGCGGGCAGCATATATCAGGTATGGCAAAAACTGTGACAAAATTCTTATTAGAAGATTTGTTACATTTAGACATTACTGGAGATCAAGAAGTATTTAATGATTTACATAAATGGGCTAAAAGGTCTGCTGAACTAGCAACCTTACCATTTTTAGATTTCCTAAGAAATACATCATTAATGCTAGAATTACAAAATGCAGTTGAAAAATCACTACCGATATTGACAGCAAAATACTACAATAAAGAGATGAATACAGTTTCACGTGGTGCTTTTGTACTTATAACCCAAAATTTATCTAAATTATCAGATAAACTTGCAGCAATTAAAGTTATCTTAGCAGCAGTAAAGCGTCAAGAAACTCTTGGTGTTTTATTTGCTGGGGAGGCTTCAGTTGGAAAATCAACTTTAGCTCAATATGCTGCAAAGAAAATGGCAGAAAAATTGGGATATGACCCAAGATTATACAATCTAAATATGTCACGCAAAGATGGTTTCTATGGACCTTATGGAGGCCAAGATTTTGGTACTATTGATGAATTCATGGCTTTACGTCAAGAAGATCCCAATTTACCACAAATGAACCAAATATTATCTGGTGATCATTTTAATCTTGAAGCAGCTCATTTAGAAGGAAAGAGTCAACCGAGTGCATTAAAATGTGTATTCTTGACTAGTAATAACCTATGTCCTAGTTTAATCAAAGTGTTAGACACTGAAGCAGCTAAAGCAACATGGGATCGTATCTTAAGATTTGAAGTTATAGATCCGAAAATTAAAGGAAGACAAGGATTAAATGATCATAGGAGACCAGATTTCTCTCATTTACGATTTAGATTTGTTGAAAGTACGAGAGAACTTGTGCCAACAAATTTAGTATATAGAGAAGTCACGATCGATGAAGTATTAGGAATGATACTCTTTCAAATTGCCAAAAGAGAGGAAAATTATATAACACAACATCAATTACAAACTGCAGCTTTAGTTGAACAAGAAAGATTACAAAAGCGTTTATCATTTTTGGAATCCATTAAAAATGCTAATGCGTCAAATTCAGGACAATGCTTTAAAGTAATGAGAGTTCAAGGACCATTAGGTACAGGTAAAACACGAATTGTAAATAAAATAGTGCACAATATACTAAGAGCTTATATTGGATGGAAAAGATATGACGTATTCGATTTTTCTACTCCTCCAACAACAAGAGGAATATATGTGATAGATGACATTCTTATGACTAATAGAGAATGTTATGAAGCATATTTACAATGGATTAATAGAGGACATACAAATAACTTATATATTATTGTAACTAATGATGTTTTTACGCGTCACAAAACTATAACACAAATAGTTAAACAAATGATATATCGTCAATCTTGTTATCAATGGAGAGTTGATACTAAAGGAGCTCCTTGTGGAGTAGCGAGAAGACTAGGACTTCATGGTAATATACTAACAGATAATGGTAGTGTGGTTATGACGGGTAATGAAAGTGTAACTATCGATGTACCCAGAAGGGGTATATATTCATTTAACGGGGAAGAACTATCAGAAACAGAAATCATAAATTTCACCTATCGAACTTTTGAAAGTTACGTTGTAGAAACTAATGAAGTGCAAGTTGTAGACGAAAGTTATGAAGGCCCAAATGATGATTTCGATGCTACAATAACATGTGACTCAGTTAAACATCTTAATAGTGTTTTCCGATCAAAATTTAAAATAATAACATCCTGTATGACAAAAACAAATGGTGTTGCCATAAACTTTAAACCAGATTTATTTAACACGGTTATTAAATCTTTTGAAGATGCAACACAAATGATGCCAGGAAATATAAATGACGAAGAGAGTTTAGTAGCAAATGCTTTGAATATAGCATCAATATTAAACGATGTATGTCCTGGTGTAAAAAGTCGTCTATTTATAGAAGACACTCGACGAGAAATTATATTGTACAATCGTAGATTGTATATTGGACAAGTGGATGCCGAAGTTTTTCGCGTACATCATGATGCAATGTTCATGAGAATTATGTTCTGGTGGAATGGAGTATCAAACTCTATTTCTTATGAAGAATATACACAATTCGTACGCATGGGAAAGATGCCAGAAGGAATGAAAGGATTACCATCTACATTGATCTCAGCTATTAATTCATATGTTAATGCTAACATAAGTAAAACTGACCCGCTGTTCAAATATCATGATTGGTATTCAACCATCTTGAAAAAAGAATCAGAACTTTCCCATAAAGGATTGTTACACTTCATTAAAGATAATAAAGTATTATCATTAATTGTTGGACTCGTTAGTTTGGGAACTCTTGTTGGGTTATCTACACTAATGTATAAAATCTTCAAAAAAGAAGAAAGAGAGGAAGTTGTATCAAATGCACATGGTGGAAGTTCTGGTGGAGGAAAGACCGATGACGATGAATATGTGGATCAGAATATTCGTGAACATGTTCAAAAATTTAAGGCAGCAATCCTGAATAATCCCGATGAAGCATATAGAATTCGAGAAGAAGTCTATGAAAGAGGTTTTAAAGCAGAATGGAATCGTTTTGAGAACGATTTTAGAAGTAATTCTATGACTATACATCAAGAATTTAAGAGTGCTATGTCTACAGGAAATTTAACACGAATGCGACAAATAATAAAAGATAGACCAGAAGAATTAAAACATGCTTTGAAACATTCAGAAGCAAATAATTTAACAGTCCATGAAGAACTACATCAAAATAGAAGTGATTTAGAAGTTGTGAAAGATAAATTTAAGAAGAATACGGTATTAATAACTTGTCGTGGAAAAGTGTATGGAATTGGATTATTCGCAGGAATCATTCTAACTGTGTCTCACGTAATACCAGAGGAAAAATCTGATATATTTGTTCAATCAGGAAATCAGACATTTACAGCTAGAGTTTTGCGTATTAGTAGGAAACGAGATTTAGCTATTTTAGCTATTCAAGAGAAGCAGTTTCCACCATTCGCAGACTTAAGGAAAATGTTAGTTCCGGAAGAATTATTTAATAAAGTTCGTTCTGGCTATTTTATTAGACCAACTAATACACCTCTGATTATTGGCAATAAATTATCATTTATCTCAAATGTTGCCTCACCTAAAATTGACTCAACTAATCCATTATATAGGTTAGAATCACAATTCTGGATGTTTGATACAGTTGGTATTCATGATCCATCAAGGATATTTAAAAGTGGTGACTGTGGATTACCATTAGTTACAATTATGAACAACGAAATAAAGCTAGTTGGCATTCACAATGCTCTACATATGTCTGGTTATGCTTGGTTTTCCTCAATAACTTTGGATGATTTGAAAGAAATAAAAGCTAATGCAATGTGTGATCTAATTATACATCAAGTATCACATGAAAGAATGGTTGTAGATCCAAAAACTAAAGAGGCTTTACAAATGAATATTCTTGAAAGTAAATATGCTAAAACATCACCATTAAAAATATTTGGATGGTCTAAAGCATTATGTTTTTATTCTAAACCAACTGTAAAGAAAAGATATATTAATGTTGCTGAAAAATATTTCGAAAATCCTAAATTGCCAGCAGCTATAACTATAGAGAATGTAAGAGACACTAAAGATTTATACCCAGACAAACTTGGAAATATAAATCCTCTGTTTTCACAAGCAGTTAAGTATGCGGAAAAATTACCAACAGAAGGAACATTCGATGCATATATAGATGAATATGTTACCGATATAATTAAAACCTATTATCGTAAAGTATATGGCGTTCAAAAAGAATTGAAATTACATGAGGTGATTAATGGTTATGATAATTTAAAAGAGATTGAAATGACAACGTCACCTGGACCTAAAATGAAAAAGCACTTTGGAATACACACTAAGATCCCAGAAAAAGATCCAGAAATTTTGTTCATCAATTTGAATAAAGATAAGAATTGTAAACCATTTTACAAAATTAACATGCAAACACCAGCAGGAAAAGCATTATATGATGATTATTATCTATACTTAAGTGCCATTAAACAAGGAACACCACCAATGATAATTTCCAAAGATAATGCTAAAGTTGAATTGCTTCCAAAAGAAAAAGTATTTAAAGGAAAAGTGAGATTATTTAATGAACTTGATTTATCTATAAATATGATTCTTAAAACATTCTTTGGATCATTTTTGGAACAAGTAATTGAAAAACACCAAATTGAGATGTTTTGCATAGGAACAAATCCTTTTGTTGATGCAACATCTCATATGATGTATTTTAACTCTATTGAAGGAGAATACTTAAATGCTGACTTTAAAGCTTTGGATAAATCAACTACAAAGCATCTTATTGATGATTTTGTGGAATGTTCATTGCAAGATTTCTCTTTTGAAGTTAGGAATACAATAGCGAAAATGTTAACATACAGATTGCATACAATGGATGGACATTTATATTTTGTAGATAGCGGAAATTGTTCAGGTTCATATGTTACGACATTAATGAATTGTCACACTGTTCTCAAAGTTTCATTGTATACTTTCTGTCGTAAATGGCAAGAAACTTATAAAATGTTACCAACTTATGGTGAAATAATGAGAAATTGTGTTATAAGAATATTAGGCGATGATGCTATACGTAAATTTTCGAATTTAATAGATATCACGGATGCTGATTTAACAAAGGATGCAGCTACATATGGGTTAACACAAACACCAGCCAAAGTGGAGGGATTAATATCTTTTTGCTCAAGAACATATGTCAAGATTGAAGAAAATATCTATTTTCCAAAATTAACGCAAGATTCTATTGTTGCCACATTGTTTTGGTTTAATAGCTTAGAACGTCAACAAATTGAAGCTAATATTTTTGTTGCTTTACTTGAAGCATCATTACATGATGAAGAATTTTATCAAAAATGTAAGAATGCATCGATCGATATTGCAAATAAGTACAATATTCAATTTGATTATATCCCGTATAAAATTGCACGCGAAACATTTGTTGCTTATATACGTGGATATAGATCATCTCCTATTTATAAGGCACAGGAGAACCTCGAGAGTCAACTTTATCAAAACATTGTCGCTAATTCAACAAAGTTAAGATCAAGATTTTTAGAAATGGCAGATATGTGGTTAAATGAATATATCCAAAAACGCAGTATGCAACCACCAACGTTTCATTATGAAGCAACTGGTGTGGAACATGCATTAGAATGGTCGTGTTTAACAACTGTGCATACACCGGATGGAACTTTTAGTGCATCTGGGTTTGATAAGACGAAACAATTAGCAAAGAAACAATCGTGTGAAATTATGAAAAACATGTTAACACCACAATCAATTGGTAGACTTATCATTGATGGTAAGGTAGTTAAAAATGTTGATAATGAATTGTTGGAATTATTCGAAAGATTGAATATAAGATCAGGATCAAAAATTACATATGAATTGGAAAGACCTGGTGATGAATCAACATCTAATTCAGATATTGAATTAGGAAATGGATGTACTGAACATCATAATTTGACATGTGCTTATCTCAGAAGAAGAGGAGGGCCTTTTGACTCGAAAATACAATTTTACCGATGGATAAAAGCTAAATATACATCTATAATCACAGTAACACCAGAAGCACGCACTTTACTTATGCAACAACGTTGTGTAACAAAAGTTGAAGAAATAATGCACGATTATATACAAAGGTATATGAAACATGAAACGGAAACTTTGGAAACGAAGTTTGAGAATGCGTCTAGAGACCATGTAACATCCTCTGATTTGGAAGATCATCATTTTATTACACCACACGGCCTTAAAACTATGAATGATTTGGATAATGAGAAAGAGATTCATTATGAGTGTTATAAAAGTATGGGATTAGAAATTACACCAGAAGATGTGGAGAGAACTGAAGCAAAATATAATAAGTGTAAACAATTGTTAGCGTTGAGAATTGAAGATGAGTCAAAGTCAAATGCAGATCAACCAATTGAACCAGCATCTATAAATCAAGCTGCAACAGGTATATCTATCGGAACTTTACCTTCATCCACAAATCCGCAACCATCAGGGGTAGTACCAGCAATGACGAGCTCTGGAGAAGACATTATGGCTAATTTACAATTTGCTGAGCATCATGTTTTACAACCAGTTGGTGCTCCCAATATGTTATCCGTTGGTGCAATTACATTTGATATTAAAAATTTGATATACCAACAGTTTTTGGATGCAGATATTGAATTTGAAATAACATATGATCTTGTAAGTGGTAGTGTTATAATGCAGGTTCCATATGGTGTCGGTACTATATGGGTAAACTCATATATTAGAGCATATGCCAGATTACATGGTAGGTATGCTGGAGCTATTCAATATCGTTTTACAGTTATTGGTAATCCTCTATTCTCGGGAGCTATAGGTATTGCTTGGATGCCGCAAGCAGTTGAAGGAAGTACTGTTTTAATATCAGAAACTCAAAAATATGCATATATGGCTAAAGGTGTAACAATGCCCTGGAATGTTATTCATACATTACATGATGGAAGACAAGATCTCTTTTATCGCAGGACGGATGAAGTTGTAGATGGTAACAGACCACATTTGGTTGTCTATTTAATGATGTCTTTACAAAATCCATTACGTGAAGGTGTTAAAACTCGTATTAGGGTAGCATCAAAATTATGTAATGCTATGGATCCAAATCCATTTGTTTTCAGCGAAGCAATACCAATGCGTGAAATACCATCGCAAGCTGATAATTCATTGTCACCTATAGCTTTTAATGATTTATTCATTAATGCTACAAATTCTAAGATACATATTTACACGGATGGGACATTAGCCTCTCTTCAAAAGTTTTGGGATGGAACATACTATCCAGAATACAATAGAAGTGCTTATAATATTTCTTCATGTCGACGTGTTGGACTTGGAACAAATGAGGAATTTTCAACAAATACATCAAGATTGTATGGACCAGCACAAGATGCAGGCGATAGATGGGCAAATTATATTACTGAATGGCCAATGTTTTATCAACAATTGCAAAGTTTAGGATGGGCAGACGAAGGAAAAAGCGTAGTTTCTATTTTGGTTCAGAGTAATATGGATGCAGCATCATTTGCCACGTTATTATTAGCTAGTCCATTTGGAAGAATGAGAAGTTCAGCTTTCTTTACAGAAAGTAATTGGAATCAAGGTAAAGTCTTAAGCGGTTGGGCACCATCATATCTAAATAGACAACAAGCTCCAGTTAAATTATTTGCTGGGATTTATAATAACCAGTCATATGTGCTTAGATCTGGTAGTTATGGAGGTAGACCTGAGTACCTATTGATGGGACAATACATTAAAATAATTACTGATCAAGGAGCTGCTATTTTCTACTTAATTTCATTTGTGTCTAATGCATCAATTGCAAACCCAAGATCGTCGAGTCAAATGTATGGATTATGTGGATTAAATACAATAAATGATGTAACAGCTGGTTCATCTTTACCACCTTATCCTTATCTTAATATTGATGAACAATTAGGCTTTACAGCTCCAATTGATTCTTTACCATTAGGATATCAAGCAATTCGCTTTACAGATGTACCAGCTTCTGCTATGATAATTACTGGATATCCAGGACCAACAGCATCTGATAATGCAACTATTGCTAGATGGTTTACAAGGCGAGGATTAGAATTGACTAGAACAAAATGCATTCAATTTAGACTTGTGGATTCAATCTCAGTGAGGACAGTTGCAACTGTGCGATATCTTCAAGAACTAAATCAGTTTGTTATAAACACTAGAGCATTAAGTGCATATCGTGTATTACCAGTATTAACGTCCAATCTCACAATTCAATCAATAATCACAACTGACAGGACCAATGATTTTGCAGAAACCGATACTTCGTTATGGTATGAAAGATCATCACCAGTATTTTTGAAAAATGCTGAGTTTGAAACTAATGCTATTGGTTTTGATGGTATAGCACCACTATTCGCAGAAAATACAGAAGATGAAAGTGTTTCAAATGCATCCTTATTAGGAGGATTAGCAATGTCAATGGGTGGAGGAGTAATGTCTGGAATAGGAAATGCAATGAATCAATATGCAGATCGTCAATTTCAACAAAAAATGCAAGGAAATCAATTTGCACATGAAATGGATTTACAAGGTAATATGTTTAATTTCCAACAAACAATGCAAGGAAATAATTTTGATTTCCAAAAAATGATGCAACAAGGTAATTTCGGTCAAGAACAATTACTACAAGAACGTGGTTATCAAAATGACCTTGGACTTTTACAGTCGTCGCACATGGAACAACGTATTACCAATCAACAACAATCACAAAATAGAATGACTGAGCGTGGGTTATCAGCTCGTTCACAATTCTTAACAAATCATGCACCCGGAGCATCGGTTGCATAAGTGGACACTCACACTTTATAACGAGACGTTATGATCAAAACGTATTTGATCAAAGATTGCCTTAGTCCTACATACACAAAGACAGTAAATATGTGAATTTATTAATAATTATTAAAATTTTTACATATGATCATGCATGTGTATGAAGAACTTTGAGTTTATACTAGCTTTTAGACTATTATAGAGAATAGCTTAGACCGTTTTACTAGTAGAATTAAATATCAAAAGTCAA